ACTGACGCAAGTTCTTTAAGCTCTTGGGAGGGAGCATATTATGAAAACCAGCTACGGGGACAAATCCGTAGGTCAAATTCAAAAGGCTTCCTCCCACCTTTTATAAAAAATAATTGATATATATGGCACCACCACGAAAATGCGGAAAATGCAAGAAGCCCAAGAGACCAAAGGGCAAGAAATTCAAAGGACTTGAAGGCTATTGTATGTGTGGCAGACCAACAGTAATGACAGATGATACATTACAAAAACTAAACGACGCATATTCAATAGGTCTAAGTGACGTTAAAGCGTGTGCTTATACCGGAATAACCGTGTCAACATTACATAACTATCAGAATGCTAACCCTAAGTTTATTGAAGAAAAGGAGGCATTAAGGCTTAAGCCGGACCTACTCGCTCAGCAAACAATAGTAACTGCATTAAATGACCCACAGCACGCATGGCGTTGGTTGGAGAAAAAAGATAAAGACTTTATGCCTACAAGCAAAGTTGAGCACGGAGGTAGAGTTGAAGTAGCGGACCTAACCGAAGAGATGAGTGAAGAAGAAAAAAATGCAATGGCAATACTTCGATCGGCCAGGCGCAAGAGGATAGAGGACAAAAGTAAGGAGCTAGAATAATAATCAATAATTAACAATCATCATGAAAAAAAAACGAACACCAAAAACTCTACCAATCCCCGAAGACATGAAGGTATTAGAGGAGAAGCCACCAATTTATAAAAGCGTGTGTCAATTCCTAGGATACAAAGACGTTCAAGCATTCTTCACATACGGAGACACAATCTACAACCCGGCCAAACTTCAGATAACAGGAGACGTCGTTGTTCACGAAAAACTGCACATGAAGCAACAGACCGACGGATACATGACCCCGGCGCTATGGTGGGTTAAGTTTCTACGAGATCCACAGTTTAGAATAGACCAAGAGGCCAAAGCATATGGCGCGCAATTGAGAGCACTAAAGACAATCAAAAAAGACCGAAACGAGCAGACTAGAATACTCCACAGATTAGCATTGATACTAGCTGGAGATTTATACGGAAATGCCATTGACTATGGAAGTGCAATGTTATTAATTAAAAGTTATTCAAACTAAATATGACTTGTCAACATCAATTTCAACACATTAAACAGACCAGACGACCATCAAAGAATGTTAGTAACATTAACTCAACTAGTAATATAGTAGCCGAACGCTGGGACGATGAATACGGTGCAATGTCAGGCTGTGTTTTATGCGGAGAGACTAGAACAATCTGGGAGAACGGAGAATTAGAAATTAATAAAAATGGAGAAACCAGCAATACCTAAAATTGAGAAGGTTAGTTCAGATGAAGCTTCAAGGACACTAGCTAAGATGGACGCGGATGCCTGGGTCGACTATTATAAGATTAAGAATGAAAAAGGCGACCCGATAGATTGGTACAACCATCAATTTCAGATAGACATATACAACGACCAAAGCAAGAATCTAGTCGTAATGAAGGCAGCTCAGATTGGCCTAAGCACACTTGAAATCATTAAAACTATCCGAGACGCTGAATCCAATAAAATGGATATCATCTACACACTGCCCACTGATCAAGACGTGGGTGTTTTTGTAGGAGGAAAAGTAAACCGTATTATATCCAACAATCCGTCAATGGAGATATTGACAAAGGATAAGGACACAATCGAGCAGAAGCGCATAGGCAAGTCTCAGGTGTATTTTAGAGGAACGTGGAGCAAGAAGGCAGCTATCATGGTCACCGCAGATAGATTGGTTCATGATGAAAAGGATTCATCGAAGCAAGATGTTATCGCTGACTATCAGGCCCGGCTACAGCATTCAAAGTTCAAGCAAACGCACGTGTTCAGCCATCCAAGTGTTCCAAATAGTGGAGTTGATATTGAATGGCAGATCAGCGACAAAAAAGAATGGTTCATAAAATGCCCACATTGTGGATACTCTCAAATGCTGACCTGGAATACAGAAGACCCTAAAAAGATGAGCATTAACATTGATAAGGCTCAATTTGAATGTAAGAAGTGCCACGGTGTTCTTGAAAACAGGGACAGAAGAATTGGCACATGGAAACCAAGGAAGGGCAAGGAAAATGCTGAATACTCAGGTTATCACATTTCATTATTGATGGCGCCGTGGGTAAGCGCAAAAGAAATCATAAAAAAACACAATAAAGTCGTAGAGGGCAAACAGACAATGGACTTCTTCTACAATAAGGTGCTCGGACTACCATATTCAGGAGGAGGAAATAGTGTAACCGAAGACATGATCAAAAATGCCATAACACCTGAAAAGAATTTAATGCAAGGCAGAATAGTAATCGGAGTAGACACCGGCATCAAACTGCGCTATGTCTACGGAAATAAGCAAGGAATACTTGGCTACGGAGAGATGACAGACTACGTCCCGGACGAGGTCAATAACCTAGCGCCAAACGAAACACTTGAATACTTCCTAAAAGTCTTTCCAAATAGTATAATGGTAATAGACCAAGGAGGAGATATTATCGGAGCCAGGAAACTAAGAGACAAATACCCCGGCCGAGTGTTCCTGTGCCACTACGCCAGGGACCGCAAGACCATGCAGTTGATCCGATGGGGAGAAAAGGATGAAAGCGGAAATGTAATTGTTGATAGAAACAGAATGATACAGCTATTGGTGGATTTTTGGAGAGACAAGAGGTTCAGGCTCTATCGTGGAACCAAAGCAGACTATCATGAATACTGGCTACATTGGAGTCATATTTATAGAATATCAGAGGAAAATACTCTAGGAGTCGTTGAATACAAATGGCTTCGCTCAAACAGAGATGACTGGGTTCACGCAACACTATACTGGTACGTTGGATTAACAAGATTTGGAAGTTCAGGCTCGATTGTAGGAGCAGACGAAATACGGCAAGCAGATAGCTATGTTGTTAACCCGGACAATACCGTAGACTTTAACCCGGACGAGTTGTTCGGATCAAAAGACTCAACTCCAGAGGAGCCATGGTGGACAGAGAGAGATGATGACTGGAGAAGTGAATAAAAAATGTTGTTGACTAACTTAAAAAGTTGTATAATAAAACTATGACTATACTAGATTCATTTTATTCTTTAGGACGTAACGTCAATAAGGCTGTCGGAAAGAGCCTTGATGTTGAAACAGACGAGGGTGTAGTGTCCGAAAAATTCCCTGAATTAGAAGTCGAAATGTCTAATGAGGATATTTTATCGTTGACTTCAAAATGGGAGAAAGCATGGAAGGAATCAGAAGTTTATTCTAAATGGTTTGAACATTCAAAAGAAAACGAAGAATACTGGATAGGAAAACAATATAACTTGCCAAAATCAGGAGGTCAAAGGCCATTGGTTGATAACGTCATTTTTGAATCCTTGGAGACATATCTCCCACAGGTTACTCGCAGAAACCCTGATCCAATGGTTACATTATCACGCAAGGAACAGCAAACACCTGAAAATTTAACATTTGCTAGTAATTTACAAAAAGAATTAGGAGAAATAGCAGATGAACTTGTGCTAAGGTTAAAGATGAAAAAAACAGCTCGACATTGGGCTTTATATTTATTGGGAGCAGAAAAGGTAGGCTGGGACTTAAACAAGGACATGCCAACAACTAAAGTAATTAGGCCACAGAAGTTGATACTAGACCCAGGTTCAACTGTTGACGAAGAAGGCTACACCGGGGATAGAATAGGAGAATATAGAAAACTTAATGCAGAGCAAATAATCAGCACACTTGAATCAGTAGGTGGGGAAGAAGGAGCAATAGAAGCAATTAAAAAACTGGCTCAAGATGACAAAGGAAATGAAGCCCTCGGTACTGAAATACAATTTATTGAGTGGTGGAGTAGTGAATTTATGTGCTGGACTCTTGGAAGAGATAACGTACTTTTTAAAAAGAAAAATCCTCACTGGAATTATGATGAGGAAGTAAAAATGGAAGCAGAGCCTGTGTTTGATGAATTAGGCAATGAAGTAGAGACAGAGCCACAGACAGAAACTATCACAGGAATCAATCATTTTCGTTCGCCTAGACTTCCATATTTATTATTGTCAGTTTTTAACCTAGGAAAACAACCAATCGATGAAACTTCTTTGATAGGCCAGAACTTAGCCAGCCAAGACCTCGTCAACAAGAGGGTAAGGCAAATAGATAAGAATGCAGACAGCATGAACGGTGGTATGGTGGTATCAATGGAACGATCAGGATTGACTCAGCAACAGGCTAAGGGAGTAACTGAGGCACTTAGGAAGGGTGGAACCGTAACAATCCCTACAGGAGCCGTTTCTGACGCTGTAGCGCGCATGAGTGCTCCATCCCTGCCTGGAGACGTTTATAACCAATTAGTCGACACCAGGACAAGAATGAGAGATATTTTTGGCACAGCAGGATCAAGCTCGGCAGGATTATCCAACGAGCAAACGGTTAGAGGAAAACTACAGAGTAGAATGCTTGATACAGACAGAATCGGTGGAGGTTTTAGTGAATACTTAGAACAGCTGGCCGATGGAGTGTATAATTGGTTCGTTCAATTACTATATGTTTATGATGATAGATATCTCAAGGGAGACAAACCAAAGGTAATAATTAGCGTAAAGGAAGGGTCTCTGTTGCCAAAAGATAGTACAACAATGGCCAACC